TACTTATACATCCGCATAACTTTAATTATTTATTCATTTTTCTCTCCATCAATTAAATCATCATTACCCACTATTTCTAATGGGTAATAATTATTCAATTATTTAAATTATGTCTTCTTCTTTTATGTCTAATAAAGTTTTCAGACTTTCTAATCTTTCTTGGCCATTAGTGGAAAGTTTATCTTTCTCACTATATAAATCAGCAACTAAAACATACATATGTCCTTGTTTCTCAGCCAACTCTTTTATTACTTTCCAAGCTTCTTCTAACATTTGTCTCTCCTTTAATTAAATCATCATTGCCCACTATTTCTAATGGGCAATAGTTATTCAATCTGTTTTGTAAGTGTCACCTCTATATTCAAGTTCAAATTCATTGTTCTTATAGAGAAAATCTTCCAATTCTGAAATCTCTTGAATTGTAGCTTCAATTAATTCTTGGTCAATCTCTCCATTCAATGGATTGACAAAGTCATCTCTATCTTTTAAATCACTAAGTCTTGAATGAATAAGGTTTGTAACTATTTCAGGTAAATCCATTTTTGTCTCCTTCTTATTAAAAATTCCCTACTTATACATCCGCATAACTTTGACTTATACCCCAAGGATAGATTGAAGACCCACATTCATCTTGACACAGAGACCAAAGTGACCCCAATTGACCCTATATTGCCCATTTGTCCCATATATCCCCATATGGCTCACTAGATCGGTGTGGTTACTATTAAATCACATTAGACCACTATGGACCATTATGGATACTCTATGGCTTAGCCATTGGGGGACCACTGAGGCCAAGGTGACCACGGTGGACCACTATTGACCCACTGATAACCACTATGGCCTTGGTGTTGACCCCAGAGGGGGATAATATGAGCCACATGGGCCAATATGGAGACCTGAGGACTACCGTGGCACCCCTGTGGTTTTTAGGGGGTGCATAAATAAATAAAGGGTACATTATATATTTACAAATTGGATCCTTGGTCTAAGGTTAAGCTAAAGTGAAGGCCCCTTAAGCAGCCCCCAAGATCCCATATTAACCCATACTTGAACAATATTAAAAAAAAGGGTCTAATTATGTATCACTATATGTAAAGTAACAACATATTTAACCTAAATTCAGCTACTGGGGACATAATTGACCCAGTTTGGTTTATATCTACCATAAAGGTATAACTTATAAGATACTGCTAAGGTAACACTGGAAGGGTAAGGGGTGGTTTAAAGGGTCAAGTTAATCTATGTTGATACATTAAGGATACATTAAGGATCCAGTGTGATATTTGTGTAACCCCTTACCCTTTTAGGATACCTAGTATCTTTAGACTGGATACTACTGACCACCATGGCCCATATGGCTACCCCGTGGGGATAGCTACGATGGGTCCTTAAAGGAAAACATAACTTAGAACTCATAAGGGAACCACTGACTACTAGTTCCGCAGCATATAGTCCGAGTTCAACTGATGCCGAAGAGTTAGGTAACCATTCCTAACAAAAAACTATACATAGACATACCGATACTAGTTGGAGTATGCCTATGTGTATTAAAATTAAATAGGAGCAGATAGATGCCTACAGGACCAGGAACATACGGAAGAAAAAGAGGTAGACCACCTACAAAAGGATTACGTAAGGTAACAGGACCACGAAGACCGTCCACAACAGGATTACGAGGACCTAGAAAGAGGAAACCGAAACTGAAATAAGGTAATACAATGAAAAAAGATTCTGACGGTCTTGTTCGGTTAGACAAGACTGCTAAGCTTTACCGAGAATTAAATAAGAAAAAAATTAAACGGAGGGATTTATGGAGAAGGGATTGGAACAAATAAAAGAAAAGATGTTAGAGGCTAATAAAGCAAGAATGGATATTTTAGTTGACAATCCAGAGATTAATTCAAAATGGACACCAGATGCTATAGGAATAATGGCATCTAAGAAAGCAGAGAAGATTGATTTCACACAGGACTCAGAATATATAAGATTATATGGAAACAAAAACTGAAAGAATTTTATTGGAAACTTACAAAAAGATGTATGAATCCATGAAGAATAGCGCTGATAAGAAAAGAATTGGCAAGTTAATTGAAGAATTAAATTTGCATAAAAAGGAGGTTATTATGACAGATACTGAAAAAGAATTACCCATTGATCAACGTAATGGGAAACCCCATAAAGGTACAGAGAATTTAAAATCCTGGAAACCAGGGCAAAGTGGTAATCCAAAAGGAAGACCAAATGGTGCTCTAGGAGCAAAAGGCAAACTAAAGAGAGATCTGCAAGTTATGAAATGGATGCAAGAAGATCCAGAATTAGCTGCGCTAGTTGAATCTTTAGATAATACAGAGATGTTTGAGGCATTAAAGAATACTGCCTTTGCTATCTATGCTAATGACCCAACAGATATGACTAAGTACGATAGAGCATATAAGGCTGTTGCGGAAGAAAGAGAATATTCAGAAGGTAAGAAGATCAGGCAAGAAGTAGATTCAAGGGTTACTCAAGTGTCTGAGATGACTATTGAGGAACTAGAGGCTGAGTTAGCTGGTGTCACTGACATAGATCCAGAAGACTTAGATCCACCTGGAGTTAATGCTCAGGTAGAAGGTAGCGATTTTGAGAAGCCTAAAGAAGATTAACATATTATTATTAGGAGTTTTTATGGCAATACTATCAAAAGCAGGGGCAAATCCTGGTGTATTGTCGCATCCTCCACAAGATAATATGGGAATAGATAATTTATATAAAGCTTTTAGTGGGGCTGAAACAGAAGCTTTTGATAATCCCTGGATAAGAACCACATTTAGGGAGGCTGAAGGAGGCTCTACGGCATTTGGTCCTGTGCAATTAACTGGAAATTTAGTAAAGAATTATTTATTAAATAAACCAGAAATAATTGAAGATAAAGATTTTGCTAACAGATACTTAATGAATGCTAGAAAGTTTGCGGAACATGGTAATAACAAAGGTAAAATACCTCACTTTAATCCAGACTATGATTATGGGGGCCAAGGCGGCATGGCTACTGAAACTGATCAAGAAGGATACTCAAAATTATCTAAATCAATTATGAATGATTTATGGGCTAAGGCCAAAACAACAGACAAACCCCTCGAGAATATGATTAAGTATTGGAGATGGGGAGAAGGTTCGGACAAATCAAGAGATGATGATCCGGAATACTTTAAACGATTTTTTAAACATTTAGGAGAATAACATGGAGAGTGTGATAGGTTTTATTATATTCGCAGCAGTGGCAGGTTTTGCATTTAGAAAGAAATTGGTACCTTTATATAATAAATATCTTGGAACCAAAAAATAAATGACTTTTAAATAAAAGTTATAGTGAGAAAGCGCGGAGGCTTAGGAGACTAAACCGGAGGATTTTTTAATTAAAAGGAGTTAATATGTTAGAGAAAATAAAGAATGGAGCTGATGGAGCTATAGATGTAGGAATCAAGTTAATTAGTTTATCAATTGTATTACAAATTATATTTGGGAGTCAGGTGGCGTTCCTAACTGGCGATGTAATTGGTTCTATACTTGATATTGTTTGGACTTTAGGTAACGCAGGACTTGCAGGAATAATTGCAGCCGGTATCATCTGGAAGTTGTTAGACAAAGATATAACTAATGAGTTGTCTAAATAAGGCAACTGAAAAAGAAAAACCCGGTGGTCTTGTCAAGAAGGATAAGACTGCCAAACTTTATAGAAAGTTAACTAGAAAAACTTGGGTTCCTCCGAACGGTGACGGTTGGCATCAGCCTAAGTAACCAACCACCTAATTTAAACCCGTTATCATATGAGCTGGAGGGTAATTATGAATAAGGACAGCAGAGAACACAAATTAAAGTTAGCAAAAGAAATAGAAATACGCAAAGCTATTGCTGTAAAAAAGAAAGATTTAAAATATAGAGCTGACTTTAAAAAGTTTTCAGAAGATCGATTAAAAATAATTACTAAAGATGCTGCACAAGGTTATATACCTTTTAAGTTTAATCGGGCACAACAAAAAATACACAAGGCTATTGAAAAACAGTTAAAAGAGAAAGGCAGAGTAAGGGTAATAATTCTTAAAGCTCGTCAGCAAGGTATATCTACATATACAGCTGGAAGAGTATTTTGGAAGACCTTATATACTCCTTACACTCGATCAGTAGTATTAGCACATGATAGCGCAACATCTGATGCACTATTTACAATGAGTAAACAATTTATTGAAAGAATGCCGGATGATACGGCTCCTGAATTAGTTAAGTCTAATGCGAAAGAAATTAAGTTTGCGCATAATGACTCAGGATTTAGATTGTATACAGCGGGTTCACCTGAAGCTGGGAGGGGCACAACCCCAACAATTCTACATTGTTCTGAAGTAGCATTTTGGCAGAATCAAGAGAAAATCTTAGCTGGTTTATTCCAGGGGGTTTCTAGTGCTGATGGCACTGAAATAATTCTAGAATCTACAGCTAATGGTGCTACTGGTTCTTTCTATGAAATGTGGAAGAAAGCGGAACAAGGTCTAAATGATTATGTTCCAGTATTTTTACCTTGGTATATGACATTAGAATATACTATGGAAGCTTCCGGAGATTTCGTACGGACTAAGGAAGAAGATGCATTGGTTGAATTATATAATTTAACTAATGACCAACTTTATTGGAGACGAATGAAGATTGGCGAATCTGGCACAACAAAGTTTGCCCAGGAATATCCCGCGACTTCTGAAGAAGCATTCCAGGTATCAGGTGCCAATGTATTTGATATTGAAAAAATTGAAAAATTAAAAGTTGAATCTGCTACAAGTATAAGAAGTTTTAATCCTAAGATGATGTCTTGGGATGATCAGAGAGAAGGACACCTTGAAATATGGGAGGCCCCTGGTTTCAAAGAGAAGTATATTATTGGGGCTGATGTTGCTCTTGGGGTAGGACAAGACTATAGTGTTGCTGTAGTTATGAATTCAAAAAGAGAAGTAGTTGGTTTGTATCGTAATAACAGAATAGACCCCGCTGCTTTTGGTAAGGAGTTATTTTATTTAGGACGCTATTTTAATAATGCACTTTTGGCTGTTGAATCTAATTCAATGGGTGTGGCTACTCTTCAGAAGCTGAAAGATATGAGTTATGTTAACATGTACTTTCAAACAAAGATTGCTAACATATCAAATGAAGAGGGGATAAGACTAGGTTTTAGAACAACTAGCGCATCTAAACCTGCTATCATAGGCAACTTAAAGAATTGGTTATTTGAAGAAGAATTAGATATTAAATCTTCAATAATTATTCAAGAATTAAAAGATTACTTATCTGATGATAGAGGATCAACTGGCGCAAGCCCTGGATGTTTTGATGATTCAGTAATGGCTTTAGCTATTGCTTGCGAAGTTTACCGAACACATATTGATAAGTTAACAAATGATAGAATAGGATTTGGTAATATGTATATGCCAGAAACTAATAACAATTGGATTTAGGAGACACTATGTCGAAAAATATTAATAAAATAACAGATGAAGAACTGACGGGTCTCATTAACGACGCCATTCATCAGTCAGTAGGTTCATTCTCTGATGGTTCTGAAATATCAGAAGCAAGAGAAGAAGCTATTCACTACTACACCCAACAGCCAAGGGGTAGGTTAGCACCGATGGGGGTTTCTAAAGTTGTATCATCAGATACTATAGAAATTGTGGATTCATATCTAGCAGTTATCTCAGAATTGATGTTAAGTAACGGGAAAATAGCTAAATTTAATCCAATGGATCCAACACAATCTAAGGCTGCAGGCATAGCTTCTGATATTACTAATCATTGTATCTTTGTTAAGAATAATGGTTGGGTAGAACTAAATACGTGGATTAAGAGTGCCCTACTATTTAAGAATTCGACTATTCGCTGGAAGTGGGTAGAATCTTCTGAATATAAGGTAGAGGAATACGAAAACTTAACTTCAGCGCAACTTGATGTTATAACCGCGGAAGATAACGTAGAAATAATTGAGCTAATAACTGCCTCAGAAACAATTGAAGGCGAAGAAGTTGAATATTATGAGCTAGCTAAGATTAGGCGAAAAATAGATACATCTAAAATAGAACTAGAAAATATTCCACCAGAATCGTTCATGATTAATCGAACAGCTACATCAATAGCTAACTCTACATTTGTAGGAATCCAAACCGAAGTATCTTTATCCGATCTTCGCGCGCAAGGATTTGATGTGCCAGATGACTTGGCAACAGAAGGTGCAGAATCTTTTGCAGGTCTCAAAGGCAACTATGGCGAAGATGCCCATAGACAATCAGTCAATGGCATTTGGGTAGGAGAAGAGGATGATATCCTAGGCGCTTCAAACCGAGAAATTACGGTTAGTGAAGTCTGGATGAAGATTGACAGAGATGGTGATGGCATTTCTGAGTTGAAGAGGTTCATAGTGGCCGGTAACGAGATTTTATTAGAAGAGTATGCTGATAGTGTACCTCTAGCTAATTTGAATCCTATCGAGATTCCGTATGCCTTCTACGGGTTGTCTATCGCAGACGTAACTCGATCAGCTACAGAGATTAAAACGGCTATTACTCGAGGTATGGTAGAAAATGTATATTTGACAAATTATGGTCGAATTCTTGCAGATCCCAACACGGT